GAAATTACTACCAATTTCAAATTCCCACGTTATAATTAACCCAACAGATATTCTGTTCCCTTATATAGCTCCCCACTCACCACAACAACTTGTCTACTTACAATGTCGATGAAAAGAAAGTCAAGGCCTAGTTCTTCAACAAAAGATTTAGAGGTAGAAGACACCTATCTCAAACAATCTGGACTTGATTCAATGAATAAGCTCGAACCAGTCGAGCAATCAAAAGACGAAGAGACTACCAAAGTCTCCATGCTCCCCACCGCTTCTACTGCTATAATCGCCCCGCGTAAACTAACTGCGGAAGATTTTAGCTCTAAACGTAAGCCGGATCAAACGTCCGCTGTTAGCCCATTCTTTGGGTTCCTTAGGACCCACATCCTACACCCTACACAGGGCAGGCTCTCACACTACTACCCTTCCTGCCACATGATGGACTACATTCTTCACTCTATCAATTCAACTCTCTGTGATAATTACTACTTCAAGAGAGAAACTCCAAACTACCACCCTTACATTCTCCGACTCTACTTCGGAGTTCTTTTCTGGGTTCAGTGCTTGCGCGCTGGAAATGATGTTCAGGTCATTAATGACCTACACTACGATTTCTTGCAGCGTTTCCTAGACTGCAATCCTCTCGAGTCTTTGGCCATTCCAGGCCCACTTCTCGGACTCTTCAAGACACTCTGCTCCTCCCAGCCAGAGTTCCCACATTATGGGAAAGTTTACCCCCGCATTCCTGCGAGCCCAGGACCAAGACGCCGAGACATGTTCTCAAAGAACGTCCCAAGCGCCCAATTCTTACCCAACGTTCCTGGTATTTTCGCACTCATCCACCATCTCCACGGACTTTCTGAGGGTGAACACCCGATTTACCCGAAAAGAAAAAGACACATTCCTGTCACTGAGGAGGCCAGTAACTTCGGTTTCAAGGCCTTCGCCGCTTTTCCAAACAGAATCCAGCGCGATCGTTGGATGGTTAGCTCCCCCGGCCTCCAGTATCCCTGTGAAGCCGACATGAAGATGAATGAAGCGTTCGCTGAACGTTTCTATGATTTTGACTTTCCTGCCTTTAACGCAGATGACAATCTCTCCACCATCACCAACTTCCTCCACATGAGGAAAAGTATGGCTTGGTTCATCCGGGCCAAGGAAGTCGCCTGCTCGGCCGCTAGATTCTTTTCAGACTCTGGCACTCTCGCCGACTGTTCTCCACACGGTCTGGTCTCAAACCAGATCATTGTTGCGATTACTCCTCCACCTGAGGAGACTTTTGCTGATCCCCGCTTCTCCGCCGATCCAAGAGCCCTCTATCCCTTCAGTTTCAAGCTGAAGAGCACCGCCCACAACCTCCCCCCACTTGCGGAAGCTGCCGCAGCCTTCTCCCAGACGCACATCCGGATTTTTCCGGAATACCCGTTGGCCGGAAACTTTGGTCAAAAGACCGACGAATCAGGCCCCTTTTGGGACATCAGGCCCATTGGCTCCAGCCCCACCGACGACACCTCCTACCTCACCATCCCACCCATGGTCAAGGCAGCACTCATCGAGAAAGGCTCCAGCCGTTAGGAGTCATGCACTGACAGACATCAGCCGCTGACCACCTTTTTTCTTTTTCCTAGTATCTCGGATTTAGAAAGCAGCAATTTTACAAAAGCAGTCCCATTCGGACTAGCTGCTTTTTCTTACGCATTTGCGTTTGCTTTTCCCTTTTAGTATTCCTTCTTTTATTACTAAATGTATAACTTAAATTAAAAAGAAAAAAA